CTTATTTTATATTTTTAATATAAAATGGCTCTTGATAATAAGACATATTTTGTTGCAACGTTAGATGATATGATTACTGAAGAGGAAGAGGTGACTCAGGGTACTTTTTATTATGAATACTGGGATGAATACTCATTCTGTGGTTCATGTATGAAGTCTCACAGAGGATGCGGCGATACCTGTAATCTTGAGGTGGCTTGTCCAAAATGCAAGTTCGTTGACTTGACACCAGAAGAGGAAGAGGCACTTGCATCGGTCCTTATGTCTGATAATCCAGATAACTTGGAGAAGGCTGCAAAGGCATACCAAGAAGGAATAATGAATGGTCAAAAAAGCCACACGCAGCAATATCTTCTCTTAGTAAAGCGTGTGGTACCATTGCGATTTACAAGATGTTATGCACTAGCAAACGATGTTACAGATGAACTTATTGATGATAGTGAAATAAGGGACCATGAGTATTGCCAGGAAACTTGTCAAGGCTTATGGGCTGTAACGGATGATTCGGTTGTTATTGAACATTTTCGAAATAAATACGAGAATAACTGCGAGACCTTAAATGCTACGAGAAATCATGTCTTCTGGGATAAGGTTGGACCCGAGACAGATACTATCGATGCTGTGTCATTCCTTCAGTGTGACATTTGTAAGACCGAATATGTTGGCAGGTATTATTACGGATCATGATATAATTTTTCAAAAACAACAGTGCTTTAATATCAACTACTAGTTGTTGCTAAAGTGCAACCAAAAAAAGTGATTTGGATTTTGAAAGTGGTATCAGGGCCAATAGTAGATTTAGAGATTTGAATTTATAATATGGCTTGTAAGTCCAAACGTGGTGTGTGTGGAAAACATGATTGTAGGAAATGTTATTGGAAAAGTTTTGCTTCACATCCAAAAATGCATTTTTGGAACTGGAATAAGAATACTGAGGACCCTTTTACGCTTACACGTAAAAGTGGGAAGAGATGTTGGTTTATATGCCCTGGGTGTAATCACGAACTCTATACATATCTTTATTGTATTGCAAGAGGACAATGGTGTAAATATTGCACAAACCAAGAACTTTGTGGTAACTGTGATTACTGTCATGCTAAAAGTATCAGTGCTTCTAGACTAAGTCCTTACTGGAATCCAACAAAGAATACTGATGCTGACCCTGATACTATTCTGAAATCAAGTATAGTTAAATACTGGTTTTATTGTAATGAGTGTAAACATGATTTTTATAGATTACCGAACGATTTAGTGCGTCAGATAAACATGTGTCCTTTTTGTGCGAATAAAACGATGTGTTTAGAAGAAGATTGTCAAAAATGCTACGAATCAACATTCGCTTCACATGATAAGGCCCACTGTTGGCTTGAGTCTAATGATAAAAGTCCAAGAGAGGTATTCAAAGGAAGCGACTATAGGGCGGATTTTAAATGTGATGTATGCAATCACAACTTTACAACCAGAGTATGTAGTGTTGCTCTTAGAGATACATGGTGTCCTTACTGTACAAGTATTGACTTTTGTGATAAAGATTGTGACTTTTGTAATAATAAGAGTTTTGTGAATAGTCCTTATGCTCACATGTGGGATAAATCTAATCCATGTGAACCAAGGGATGTACTTCTAAAGTGTAATGATAGTTTTAAGTTTATATGTAATGTATGTGATCACAAATTTACAGCAGTAATATGTAAAGTTACTATTGCAAAAGGAACACCATGTCCTTACTGTCGAATTAAGAAACTATGTGGTAAGAGTGATTGTACATTCTGTTTAAATAACAGTATTAAAAATTTTCCAAGAATAAGGTGCTGGAGTAAAAAGAATAAGAAAAGACCTGAACAAGTTAGAATTATAGAGACAACTAAATATTACTTTGACTGCTCTGATTGTGGGAAGGAATTTAATAAGTCCATTGCACATATTATAGCAGGATCCTGGTGCCCATATTGTACTAATAAAACAGAATTAAAACTTTATAATTGGCTAGATGAGTACTTTAATGTTAAACATCAGCCTACATTCAAATGGTGTAAAAGTAGAGCTAGTAGTAGAAGATTACCATATGATTTTCTATTAAAAGATTACAACATCATTATTGAATTAGATGGACAACAGCATTTTGAACAAGTTAGTAATTGGAAGGCACCTGAAGCAACACAAGAAAGAGATATGTATAAAATGAAATGTGCATTGGATAATGGATACACTGTTATACGTCTATTACAATTAGATGTATGGTATGATCGAAATGATTGGAAAGCAAATCTAGAAGCAGCAATAAAAGAGTATGAATATTCTCATCTAGTATTTATTTCGGACGGCAACGAATATGAGTGTTTTAGTCATTTTAACGGTGATTAAAACAATTTAAAGATTATTTTGCGAAAGTAATGGAAAATCAACAGGTACCAATTTCAAACTGGCGACGGTTAGTGTCCGGTCCAATGGTGGTCTGATTCCACGGTGAAACCGTTACCTGGACGTTGGGAGGCTCACTTCTTAAATCCAAGGATGCATTTCTCAAACTTTGCCCTACCGTGTCTATGCCGAAGTTAAGACCGGCCTGAGCCATCGTAGACTGCGTTAAACTTCCGGGGGTACCGGGGTTAACCTGAGCCCACAGGGTATCATTGTCGTTAGGGAGGAGTTCCTGTGCGGTAAGCTGAGCCTTAGGGTAGCACGAGGTCTCGCGAAGAGAGGTAGAAGCAAGGTTCTCCTGGAGAACGCCGGTTGTGGGCGCGGCATTATCAGGAGCAGGAGCAAGAGGGGCACCGAGGTCGTAACCACCGGCCTGATATCCACCGGCAACATTCATAGCGCTGGGGATGATCTGGTCACCGCCCATCTCTTTAGCAATCTGGGTCTGAACATTACCCATCTGGAGATCACCAGAGTTCGGGAAAGCACCTCCGCGTCCGAAGAAAGTGGTGAATCCCCACAGAAGCAGGGCGCCTACAGCAAGTGCAATCAGAAACTGTACAGTCTTATCCATACGCCTGGCCATTTACGATTATATCTAGTGCTTATAAAAAATTATACACACTAGCCTTAAACAATTCTAACACGGTTTCCGACAACAATCTTCTTACGCCTACGGCGCTCAGTTGACGAATGATCTGATAGAACATCGGGGTCAACAAGGTCCCCTACAACTCGATCCACAATGCTCTCAAAAAGCTCATCAGAGTTCATCCCAGGATCAGAGTCTTCCAATGCTGACTCACTATACTCGTCATCATCCTTGCCATCTAGATCATCATCCACTTCAGGCTCAAGCTCTACCTCAGGCTCACGCTCTACCTCAGGCTCACGCTCTACCTCAGGCTCAAGCTCTACCTCAGGCTCGGCTTCTACCTCAGGTTCAAGCTCTACCTCAGGCTCGGCTTCTACCTCAGGCTCGGCTTCTACCTCAGGCTCGGCTTCTACCTCAGGCTTGGCTTCTACCTCAGGCTCGGCTTCTACCTCAGGCTCATGCTCTGCAACATGTCGGTTAGCATTGCCGATAGCCTGCTGGATAGTAAAGTTTAGCTCCTTTAGCATCAGATCACCCATGTCATCATCGTACTTATGGAAGTCGTACTCGATATCTTCATCGTCTGCAATCACCCTTATGTCTTTAGCCATCCAGAGATTACTAGCCTGTTGACGGAGAAACTTGATACCGTGATACTCCAGTGTTACCTTAACAAGGGTACCCTTTTCGATACTCTTAGCATCAAGATCATGAATGTCAATCTGTCCGTTCTTAAGAGGTACCCTTACCTTAATCAGAGGTGGGCGAGCAGCCTTCACAAAGGTTGTGTAGTTATCGTCTAACCAATCAAGCGGAACAGTGCGACCAAACCAGCTACTACTATTCTCATACATAACTTTAATATTGCGGTCATCAAGATCAGTAAAGAAGTTGTAGAGATCCTCATGCTGGCGACCAAGTTCAAGAATCAGATAACACCTGTTCTCGCTTACACAGATACCTGAATGCGCCTTGAGTGCCGGTGTAACAATAGTTAAAGGCTTGGGTCGCTCATTATAATCCTGATAAACCACACGGGAGATGTACCGATTGTTTACCTTAGCAGGAGGATAGTAGTGAACGTTACTTAGGGAAAGTTCAGTATAATCCATTTATACAAAACTTTTAGTAAAGATTAAATCGAATATGACGCAGCAGCATGTATCTTACTAGTCTTGGAGCATGTCGAGGCAGTTGCCAGGAACGTAGTTGTTGTTAACCAGGCGGGCCTGAACAGTGGCGGCACTCTGAACCTGGTAGGCTCCTCCACCGGGGTAGTTAATGTCGGAGGTGGGCTCAAGACCGAGACAAGAGGTCTTTCGCATGTTGTTGTCCTGCATACAACCTGGAGCACACTTGCTGTTCAGGGGAGCGTACATGTCCTTACATACAGGAGCACCAACTAGAGTAGGGTTAGCAAATCCTTCGAACTGTTCGTTACTAGGAGCAGGCTCAGCGGGCCTCATGTCAGCCACACCGGTTGCCATAGGCTTACCGTGTCCGTCCTTCTTGACATCCTCCTTCTCCTTGGTAACATCGCCATGAGGGACGGGTACAGCATTCTCGAAACCTTCCTTAAGATACTGGGAGGCTTCATCAGGGTTAATTACAGCCTTACAGGCGGCCATAGTTTTCTTGTCGCTCTGCCAGCCCTGGCAACGGGTTAGCAGCTTGTGCAGGGCATCGGTAGGGATCATCTGCTTAACAACAGCGGTAATTACCATCTTTACGACGTACCAGACAACAAAGAGGAAGAGATAGGTGCGGAAGTAGGAACCATTCTTCATCTTAAAGTAACGCAGGAAAGCCGGGACCAAAAGGGCAGCTGCGATAAAAGAGAAGATCTCACGGTAGCGATAGAAGAAGTACTGGTCGAGCAGGTACTCACTCATCACATAGTTACAGTCAGTCATCTTCTGTGCTTTTTGTTCAAGATCTGGGGCACCGAACAGATTCATACGGATATACTTATTCATATGAAAAAGTATTTCAACTTTAATAAAATAGACTTAACTCTAACCCAAACTACCGTTTTATGTTATCTTAGCCAAGAGAACCGTTGTAGAGGAGGACCAGGAAGACGATCAGGATGGCGAACAGAGGCGGGAAGATCTCCATGTAACCCATGTTGTTAATCTGTGCGAGAGTCTTGTCCTCTACGAACATCCTGACAGCGTGACCAGAACGGTTAAGCCACGGCATTGTAGAGTTAATTAGCACAAGCATAAAGTAGGAAACCGTAAGAGGTACAACAAAGAACTTGATAACAGAGTTTGTACGTGGTTCGGCGCGATGCACTAGGTATCCAGCAGTTAGTCCTGCAGCAACCGAGATAAGGTACTCGAGGTTAAATGTTGTCACACCAGACATAAGTATATAGATATCTTATAAACTTTTCTTAATCACATGTAAATGTGCTTCACCGCATCGTAGTTATCGCTATTGAGCTCCTTCTCCATCTGAAGCTGCCAATTTATAATCCTCTCCAACTTGTGAACACGTTCTTCTAGTTGTCGTATCCTCCCATTTTCTGTCTGGTTAGGCACTGGAAGTTTCGCTCCATACTTCCAACTATCGGTGTCATAGATTCGTGCACGCTTAGCCGGTGGCTCTTGGTCGTCGTACGCAAAATTACGCTTACGTTTAGGCATATTAGTATTAATATACTTAAATAAATTTCTAAATCTCCTACAATGTTTTCTTTAGTTGGCAAACACAACGCTTCCCATACCTGCCATGATTCTTAAAACGTTATAAGCACGGTTATAGATGTACAGGTCGTACTCCTCCCCTTCCGGTAGATTAGCTTCTCTTAGATGTGTTTGGAACTGTACACGGTCTAAACGCGAGAAGTTTGCAGTTCCTGAAGGCTGATGCTCCTCCGGCTTTAATGCAAACGAGTAAACGTAGATCCCTTCAGGGTTTGGATCACCCGTGTGGTACTGGAAAACCTGGAGTTCATTAAAGAAAAGTTCGTCACGAGGCTCAAATCTCTCATGGCCGTTAAACAATAGTGTTGCTGTGTCCATAATGTTCCAGTGTCTATCAAAAGGCTTGGTGAAACCGTCGCATTGTCGGGGTGCTGCAATATCTCCCACGAAGTCTGAAACTTCAACAATCTCCAAGAAGTCATCATGATCGTGTTCAAGTGTTTCGTATTTTCTATTGGAATCGCTTTTAATTCTTTGCCAATCATCTGGATTAACCAATCGTGTATAGTTGTTCCAATCGTTGCGTCGATCCACAAACGTTCTCTGAAAAACCCAGATAAGCTCCTTAGATGGATGTTGGAATTCTAGTTCAACTGTGCTTGGACCCCCACGCAACCCACGGAAAACATTACGTTGAACCTGAGTAATTAGATACTCATGAGAAGTTTGGGCAAAGAGGCGTCTCTCATCTGTATCAAGGAAGATATAGTTAGCGTCAAGATACACATTCTGATTCCAACGTCGTGCATACTTGTCAAACAGATTGTGGCAGTCGTAACCCTGAGATTGTAGTTTCTCCTTTAGTAAAAGGTTTGAGTCAGAAAGAGTTCGATCGCTAAACAAATCCTCTGGTGAAACACTAGGATTGCCTACTGTAAACAGATCGTTTAGTGGATTGAATTCAAAGGTTAGAAACACCGTATTGTACTGCAAAGCGATCAGAGGGATTGCAAGACCAGGGTTAATACAGAACCAGAACTCAAGCGGAATGTAAAGTCGTCGAGCGTGAATAGCAAGATGGAGATCTTCTTTAACATGATAGTTAGGACGAAGCTCCGCAACATTTCCTGTCATTTGATAGTAGTTTCTCTTCTTCTCATCTGTTAGAACCAGTTCGTTCCAGATATTAAGCCATTGACCGTAATGAATATCAATCCTCTGTCCATCGATGTGTACCTCTACACTCCTAACAATATTCTGTCCAAGATACTTGACCCACTTAAAGTTGTTCTCCTCATTGCTAAAGATATCAGGCAGATCGTAAACAAGATAACAATCGTGTAAAAGATCACCGTGACGATCTATCTTAACTGTTGCCCTACTTATGTTGGTAGGTGTAAAGTTCGGACTGGTTTCAAAAGGCAACGCAATCATCTCCATAGAGAAGTTAGTATGCCTTTTATACACCACTTTAAAGTGCGTAATAGTAGGATTACCTGTCAGGAACAAGTCCTGTGCACCGTATGACACCAGCTGTAACAAACTGCCAGACATACCTATATAAACTTTTAGTAAAAGATTTCAGTGATTAAACAACAATTCCGTAAAGAAATGAATCATCACAAGTCTCATGGATCTTCATTGCATCTTCAGCTGAAACAAAAACCATCATACCAGCGCCCATATTAAATGTCTCGTTCATCTCAATGTCGGTCATTCCAGAAGCATACTGAATCTCGTGATAGATCTGAGGAACCTCGTACTTTCGGAACTCTGACTTCGTTGTCTGCTCGATCTCCAAGCCTTCGGGTAGAACACGCGGAGGATTATGAACAAGTCCACCTCCGGTAATATGACAAAGAGCATGGATGTCTACCTCTGCTGTCACAATCTTGTCTACATCTTCCAAGTAGCATCGATGTGACTTGCAACAGGTTCTTAGTATATCTTCGCTAAGACGGTCCTTAATCTTTCGGATAAGACTGAAACCGTTAGTATGTGGTGAAACACTTGGAAGCGCCATTACATAATCTCCCTTCCGTACGCCACTAAACCTTAGTTCGCGACGCCCTACAATAGTCCCTACCAGATCTTCACGCGACTCTTGGTATACACCGGGCATCTCTGCAGTCTCTCCACCCAAAAGAGCTGTACCGGTTGCGCGACATGCTTCTGAAAGTCCCTTCACAAACGCTGTAACATGTGCCGGGTCGATCTTAGCAGCAGCATAGTAATCCAAAAAGAAAAGAGGGTATGCACCTTCCACCAGGATGTCATTAACACAGTGATTAACTAAGTCGTGTCCCAACATCTCTAGCCCTTGTTCGTGGCCAAAGAGATCGGTTACTAGCATTGACTTAGTTCCTACACCGTCAGTAGATGCAACTAGATCTGTGTCTGGTGCAACACGCATAATCCCACCAAAACTTCCGTACCCCCCAGTCTGTACAAGATCGTTATGAGTAGACTCTACATACTCTTTCATCTTATTGACGGCTTCGTTACCAGCGGCAACATCTACACCTGCATCAACATAGTTAATACGTGGTGGCCCGATGTCTTCACGGAAATAGAATCCGGTGCGTTCCCCACAGATTTTCTCTAAAGTCTGATTGCAAAGAAGTGCAGCCATCTGAATAGTATCAGCCGTATAAACTACAGCCAGTGCACGTGAACCGGTTGTGTAAACATGTGGTGAATTCTTTCCGGGAAACTTGTTAAGACCCGCATATACAATATTGTCATGATCAGCGTCTTCGGGAACAAGAAGAGGGTATCCTGACATTTGGTTGGATTTTCTACCTGCTTGATATCCGTTGGGTACAAGGTACTTACAAACGGACGCAGATTCCTCCCAGATAATCTGCTGACTTACCAGTGTTCCATCAAGCATGCTCTCAAAAATTTCTCCAAGATCGCTGTGTAACAGTGCAACAATATTAATCGCCTCAGGATCCCCGAAACGAGCGTTAAACTCGATCAGCTTGATCTCACCGTTATCACACTTCATAAAGCTACCATAAAGAATCCCAATGTACTTTTGATCAGGGTATTTTTGAAACAGCCTTTCGATTGCAATCACGTTAATTCTAGCAGCTTGCGCAATGTCAGCCTCTGTGAGAAAAGGTGGAGGGGAGATAGAGCCCATTCCACCGGTGTTAGGTCCTTGATCTCCACACTGCCCACGTTTGAAGTCTTGAACAGGTGGCATATGGCGCAAATTATCACCATCGCAGAAACTGAACAGTGAGAACTCATGTCCGTGCAAACGTTCCTCAATAACGTACTTTCCGCGTTGCCAGTAGAAATGTTCCTCTAGAAATCCAGTGTTAGTAAAGTCAACACCACCTACCATCACCCCCTTTCCACCGGCCAGACCGTCCTGCTTGAGGACAACGCCGTCGACTCCGTGTTTAGCAATAAATTTAAGCATTTTGGTGTAATCTTCGTTATGAGTGATCTCAGCTTCAAAGTAAGAAAGACCCTCATTACTTACTGTTGGGTAAAGGTCTTCGATAAAGTCAGGGCTGTACTCTGGCATTAGCTGGCGAGCAAAACCTTTACTTGTCTCAATCTGTGCGAGCTCTTTAGTCGGACCGATTGCAGGAATACCTACTGTTAAAAGAGTGTTAACAATACCTTGCTGCAACGGCTTTTCTGGACCGATCACAGCATAGTCTACTGTACATTCTTTTGCGAAGTCGACAACAGCTTGGACAGGCATCTTCTTAAAGCAACGATAGCGATCGTTGCCAATCAAAGAGTAGATGCCTGGGTTTGTCCAGGTACCAATGCAGTAGACTTCACTGCCACCTTCCACTAAAGCTTTAATGATAGCGTGCTCACGACCACCGCATCCAACCACCAGAACCTTACGTGATGACATTTTGTTATGATTAAATTGATCCTAACAAACTTCTAAGTAAAGCTTAAAATAAGTACTCACCTGTGAAAAGAGAGTTTTCGAAACCATTAATCTTAGTTGCAGACAACTCCTTCAGTTCCAGTTCCATATCTCCCAAGTCCTGGTAGATAAGCCCGTTCGCGCCGAGAGCTTTTGCAACCTCTGCATTAGTTTTTCCATAAGCGATAAGTTCCTCCTTGCTAGGAAGATCAATCCCGTAAAAGTTTTGATGACGAACCGGTGGTGCTACGGATGCTAGGTAGACCTTTACTGCACCGTAATCTTTCAATAGTTGAACCACATATCTTAAAGTCGTACCTCTTACGATAGAATCGTCAACGACCAGAACATTGCACCCCTTCAATTTCCTACTATTCTCTTTAGAGACATGAAACTTAGCTTCAACAGCACTTTCGCGTTGTTCTTGTGTAGGTAGAATGAAAGTACGTCCTTTGTTTACAGTTAGAATAGTTTCGTAGGGAATCCCACTAGTTTCTGCTAGCGCTTGTGCAGCGATACAGCTGCTTTCAGGTACAGGGATTACCATGTCGATGTACCAATTAGGACTGATACGATTACCAAGGCGTTTACCAAAAGCATGTCTAGCATCCTGTACGGAAATACTGTTCATAATAGATTTGGGAGATGCAAAATAAATATATTCAAAAAGACAGGGTTGCAAGGTGCTAAGCATTCTGAATCTGTAGAGTTCATCACCAAAGATAAGGATCTCTCCTGGAAGAATTTCTTGGATGTTACCTCTGAGTGCACAGCTTTCAGATGCGATAGAAAATGTGCCATCACCATCATCAGAGTAACATAGAGGACGGATACCATTAAGATCTCTGAAAGCTACCAGACCAAAACCTCTCACCATCAGGATACATGAGTATGCACCCTTAACGGTTTCAAAAACTTTTAGAACTGCCTTAACAATCTGGCCAATACCCGGAGCATCTATCTCGCTATCAAGGATGTTTAGGATGGTTTCGCTGTCCATGTTTACATTTCCAACTGGTTCAATCTGCCCATTATGAACAAGTGCAAGAGAGTTTTTCTTGTTGTATATAGGTTGACAGTGCATAACATCGCCGTAGGTTTTGTACCGTGTGTGAGCAATAGCATAATTACAGTCAACTTCAGACTTAAAACCGGATACTCTGATCTTACCATGTCTCTGTACGGTTTCAAGTGTACCGTAGCGAGCCTTGGTATAACCAAACCCATCGTATCCTCGGTGTTGTAATCGCTTCAATATTTTAAGAAGATAATTAGAGGATATCCCTCCACGGGCGATTAAAGCGGCAATACCGCACATTCTATATCTAACCCTAAGCAAATCAAACCCTAAACTAAACAAAACTTTAGTTCTGTTGTGACAACATGTTTATCTTTTCTAAAACTGATAACAAGTTGTAGTTGAAGTTGATAGTGAAGTCGCATCTCAATAAAAATTTTGTAAAATTCAAGGAAAAAATTTCAACACCCACCTGTAAGAGACCGTTTCTGTTCTCAATGACAAAGTTCTTGACACCGGGTACAGGTCTTATTAGAGAGATCATTACCCATTAAATAAGTATTGACCTGTATAAAAGATGTTCCATCAATGCTTTAATATTTAATAAACAGTGTATGACTAAAAATTTTATAAAA